CTAATTTTGGTTTAGAAAAAACTGCTACATCTGCAACATCAATTGCAACTTATGGTTACAAAGCCGAGAGCGTGCAATCAACCATTCACTCAGCTGTAGATGCTCAAGCTGTGGCTGATCGGTATATTGCCCAACGAGCATTTCCATTGCCAGCATTCCAGAGCATTACCTTCCCAATTACAAATCCAGAGATTGACAATAGTGATCGGGATAATCTGCTTGGCATATTCATGGGGCAACCTCTAAACATTCAAAATTTACCTGCTCAAATTTCAAGCGGTGAGTTTGAAGGCTATGTTGAAGGCTGGTCATGGAGCACTAGGTTTAACGAATTATTCCTAACAATAAACTTATCGCCTGTGGCTTATAGCCAAGTGGCGATGCGTTGGAATACAACACCAATTACAGAGGCTTGGAACACTTTAAGCAATACTTTGACATGGGAATACGCTACAATCGTAGCCTGAGATAAAGGATAATATGGCAACCACTACCAATTACGGCTGGACTACTCCAGACGATACCGCGCTGGTCAAAGATGGCGCAAGTGCTATTCGCACGCTTGGATCATCTGCTGACACAACTGTTAAAAACTTAAGTCCGGGAACAACAGCTGGCGATTTAGATTATTATACAGCTGCAACAACTAAAGCAAGAATTGGAATTGGTAGCGCAGGACAAGTTTTAACTGTTAGTGGTGGTGTTCCTGCTTGGGTTGCTGCTTCTGGCGGTGCTGGAAATATGGTTCAAATTGCAACTGGAACTTTATCTGGTGCATCAGTAACAATTTCTAGTTTAAGCACATACACAGATATTTTAGTTTATTTTGAAAGTGCAACAAACGCTACTGCGGCAGGAACTGCTTTTTTGCAAATAAACGCAACGGCTTCAAATCACAATACTTTTGGATATGCGACTGGTGCTGCAAGTGCATCTAAATTTAGTAGTTTAAGTGCAACTAAATTTAATTTAAGCGCAGAGGCATATATTAGAACCGATACTACAAATCTTTTTACAGCAAAACTTACTAATTGCAAAAATCCTGGATTTACAGATGTAGATATAAAATCAACTTATCTTGCAAACACCTCTGGCTCGCAAGCATTTTTTAACGGAAAAGGTATTTTTGCAAGTAGTGCAACAGTTTCAAGTATTGTTTTATCAAATTCTGGCGGAACTTGGTCTGCTGGCACATATTATGTTTGGGGTGCATAATGTTTAGAATAGAACACAATGCTGGAACGGGCGAAATTAAAGAGATTGAGTTGTCTGCAAAAGAAATAAAAGAATTAGAAAAAGAATATGCAGACACAAAAGCAAAATCTGAAGCACAGCAATTTGAAGCCGAAGCAAAGGCAACGGCTAAGGCTGCAATCCTTGATCGCATTGGTTTAACTTCTGATGAACTTAAAACGATACTTGGCTAATTGTGCCAAGTTTAATTGAGGTTGCTAAAGCTGAGATTGGTTATACCGAAACAGGCAACAATGATACAAAGTATGGCGAATGGTATGAACTAAACAATCAGCCGTGGTGTGCCATGTTTGTATCTTGGTGCTATGACAAAGCAGGACTTGCTGGCAAGGTCAAATCCCAATCTAAAAAAGGATTTGCAAGCTGTGCTCATGGTCTTAAATTCTTTGCAGAAAGCAATAAGTTAATCCCAGTTGGTCAGGCTAAAGCTGGAGATATTGCATTCTTTCAATTTGACAAAGATGCCGAGCCTGATCATGTTGGCATCATTAAATTTAACAATACAGCTCTAAAGTATTTGCAGGTTATTGAAGGCAATACATCCGCAGACAAAAGTGGCAGTCAATCCAATGGTGATGGCGTATATCTAAAGCGCAGAAGTTACTCATTGGTAATGGCTGTTGCCCGACCATAGGAGCAAAATGAAACTATCAAACAAACACAAAGCAGCAATCAAGTCATATCTAAGAGCTGTGGGTGCAAGTGGTTTAACTGTTGCATTGGCAATTGTTGCTGACATACGACCAGAATTTGCAGTATTACTTGGTGCGCTAGTTGCACCGCTTGCTAAAGCAATTGATCCAAGTTCCGGCAATGAAGCTGATTATGGCGTTAATGCAAAATGACCGCAAACGAATGGGTTGGTTTCGCCGCCGGCATAACCGCCGTATTACTGGGTTTCTTTGGGGGTCTGCGTTATCTTATTAAAGGATGGCTTTGGACATTAACTCCTAATGCTGGATCTAGCCTTGCAGATCGACTTGCACGCATAGAAACGCGGCAAGAGGAAATGATGCGGTTTTTAGAAAACAAGAAGTAAAATTAGTTTATGGCGAACACACGAAAACCTATCAAACGCAAAAAGATCAATCGTCGCGTAGTTCGCCACACTCCTGAACCAACAAAGATTGATGCTCATTACATTGCATTACATACCTGTTACACAGCTGCAAGGCGTGCCGGATTTACACCAGAGCACGCATTTTGGTTAATGACTGAACACAAAACATTTCCTGATTGGGTAGTCGGTGATGGTGGCATCATTCCTAGTATCGATCCCACAGAAGAGGATGACGATTAAGCGCATCGCTTTTGTAAGCGATCTTCAAGTGCCATTCTTTGATGAATTGGCAGTCAAGTCAGTAGGCAAATTTCTTGCCAAATGGAAACCCCATCGCACTATCTGCATCGGAGATGAAATTGATCTCCCACAGCTCGGTGGTTTTAATGCCAATACTATTGATGAGATGGTTGGCAACATCCATGAGGACAGATTACAAACTCAACAGGTTTTAACTTATCTTGGTGTAACTGATGTGCTTGGTAGTAATCATGGCATTAGGCTTTACAGATCAATCAAGAAAAGATTGCCCAGCTTCTTAAATTTGCCTGAGATGCAATACGAAAAGTTTTTAGGTTATGACAAATTAAACATCAAGTTTCATCCTTACGGATTAGACTGGGCGCATGGTTGGACTGCCGTTCATGGCGATGCTTTCCCACTTAGCCAAGTGCCGGGTCAAACAGCCTTAAATGGGGCTAGGAGGCTAGGAAAGAGCGTGGTGTGTGGGCATACCCATAGATTAGGGCAATCAGCCTTTACAGAGGCTTCTAGGGGTCAATTAGGTAGGACTGTATGGGGAGTAGAAGTCGGAAATTTGGTTGATTTGAGCAGTTCAGGCATGGCATACACAAGGGGTTACGCAAATTGGCAAACTGGGTTTGCTGTCGCGTATGTTCAAGATCGTAAAGTGCAGGTGATTACTGTGCCAATTAATGCAGATGGCAGTTTTATATTTGAGGGCAAGGTATATGGGGCTTGAAACAGACTATAAGCAGCGCACGATTGATGACCATATCGATGATTTTGAGGATATTAGCGTTATCTAATCGTTATAAAACACGCCGAAAGTAAATAACCGAAGGTCATTGCTTTAGGTCATACTTTATGTATCTGCACAGGGTGTGTGGATATGTAAGGGAGCAACATGATAGAAACAACAACCCCCTGGTTATGGCTTTATGCCATGCTGGGCTTAGTAATTGGCTGGTGGGCAATAACAAAGATAATGGAACAAGCCTTTGATCGTGGTTTTTGGTCAGGCAGAGCAGCTGGTTGGCGAGCAGCTAATGAACATTATGAAAAAGTCCGCAAGTTAAAATCTCAGTCTGTATTTGATTATGACAAGCAGAACTGAACTGCTAGATGAATGCGCCCAAATCCTTAGTCAAAGAGGATCGATTTACGGAAGCAGTCGAAGCAATCACGAACGGATCAGCGAACTGTGGTCTGCTTACTATGGAAGTTACATATCGCCTATGCAAGTCAGCCTTATGCAGCTGCTTGTCAAAGTGTCAAGGCTCTCAGAAACTCCAAATCACAAAGATAGTGTTAAAGACATCATTGGTTACGCAGCAATATATTCAGAGTTGCACGACCAATACGAGAATGATTTTGGAGTAAATGATGGCATTTAACTTAACCGATTATGAGGATGTGGCTACTCTTAACAAATGGTTTATATCTAACTTCCCATCGGGCAGATCTGATATATCTGTTATCAGCCATGATGCAGTTAATGGTTACATCTTGGTGCAAGCAACCTTGTGGCGAGATAGCAAAGACACATCACCGGCAGTTAGCAATGTTGCATTTGGCGCGAGAGAGAGTTATATCCAAAACATGAAAAAGTTTTATGTTGAAGATACAGCTACTAGCGCATTGGGTAGAGCAATTATTCTACTTAAAGGATCTGACAAAACAGCTACAAAAGATGATATGAGAAAGGTTGAAAGTGAACCAATTAAAAACATTTATGGCAAAAGTGGCAATTCGCAAGTTATTGAAATGGCACTCCGAAAGTCGTTTGCTGATGATGGTAAGTCAGCAAGCGAACCGACAACTTGGTCTGTCGGTGATGTTGCCGAAGCATTATCAACCAAACCTAAACAACAAGAATGCACACATGGCTTAATGATATTAAAAGAAGGAACTGCTAAAACT